CGAAACATCGAATTCAAATGGTGCGTTTGCTGTAAACTTTACATCTATTAATCAAGCAAAAAGTAATTTACAAAACTTAATCCTAACCAAAAAAGGTGAAAGATTAATGCAACCTGAATTTGGATGCGATATTTGGAAAATAATATTCGAACCAATTATAGAAGGAGATATCGAATCTAAAATTGAAAATTCTATATTAGATGCAGTAAATACGTGGTTACCATATTTAAACATAGATACTATTTTATTTGATTATGATGATAATGATATTGATACCAACAAAATACAATTGGAAATACAATTTTCATTAAAATCAAATAGCAACGTAGGAGCATCAGTAATAATAGACATAAAATAATTAGATAATGGCGATAAAACCAAAAGATAAGAATTTCGGTAGTAATAGAAACATAAATTATGTTGGTAAAGATTTTGCTACATTAAAAGAAAACCTTATCGAATATACTAAAACGTATTTTCCAAATACCTATTCGGATTTTAATGAAGCATCTCCAGGTATGGTATTCATTGAACAAGCGGCAGCTATTGGAGATGTATTAGCTTTCTATCAGGACACACAATTGAAGGAATCAATGTTAGCACACGCTTCTGAAAGAAAGAACGTTGTTGCATTGGCTCAAACGATGGGATATAAACCAAAAATATCAACGCCGGCAGTAACAACATTGACTGTGTATCAACAAGTTCCATCCGTTGGTAGTGGTAGTGCAAATGTACCAGATGAATCATATTGCCTTAGAATAAAAGAGGGAATGGAAATATCTGCTAATACTGATTCTAATATTATTTTCAGAACAACCGATGTGGTTGATTTTTCTTTAAAAACTGATAGAGAAGTTGATGTACAAGAAAGAAATCCAATTACAGGTGAACCAACATTCTATTTATTAACTAAAAAAGTAAAAGCAATATCTGCTACCGAAAAAGAACAATCATTTGCATTTACAACATATCAAGAATATCCAAAGGTAACGATAACCGATGATAATATAATTGCAGTATCATCCGTAACATCGGATGGTGGAGCAACTAAATGGTATGAAGTTCCTTATTTAGCACAAGAAAGTGTTTTTATTGAGAGAGCAAATACCGAATCAAATGGTGGAGAATTAAGTAGCTCATCATCGGTAGTTCCATATATTTTAGAAATTCAAAAAGTTCCATATAGATTCGCCGTAAAAGTAAATTCCGATAATACATTAGATTTACAATTTGGAAGTGGTGATACTAATATGGCAGATGAAATAATTCTTCCAAATACTAAAAATGTTGGGTTAGGATTAGCAAATTCGGTTAATAGATTAAATCAAGGTATTGACCCATCTAATTTTTTAAAAACAAATACATTTGGAGTTGTACCAACAAATACAACTTTGACTGTTAAATATTTAGTTGGAGGGGGTGTTTTATCTAATATAAATTCAAACGAATTAAATAGAATAATTAAAATAGAATATGAAGAAGATTTGGTATCAGTAGAAAACCCAGCTTTATATTCATTTATGAAAGAATCGATAGCGGTTAATAATGATGAACCCGCAGTTGGTGGTAGAGGTAGTGAATCTATTGAAGAAGTTAGACAGAATGCATTAGCAATGTTTGGTTCTCAAAATAGAGCAGTAACAAAAGAAGATTATGTAGTTAGAGCGTTATCATTACCGGAAAGATATGGTAGTGTTGCAAAAGTTTATGTTTCACCGGATGGTGAAATTGATAACAACTCACCTTCTTCAATTCTTGCATCTCCAAAAAATATAGCAGAATTTGTTGGAGTTGTAGAGAGTATGAAAGATAAATCTACAAGTGAAATTCAAAAAGAATTGGTTAAATATCTTTCTCAAAAGAAAACAGCAATAGCAGAAGTAAATAATCCATTCGCTATTAATATGTACGTTTTGGGATATGATGAAAATAAAAACTTAACTCAATTAAATCAGGCAGTTAAACAAAATCTTAAAACCTATTTAGGTGAATATAGAATGTTAACCGATGCAGTTAATATTATAGATGGATTTATAGTAAATATAGGTTTAGATTTTGAAGTAATTTGTTATTCAAATTATAACAAAAGAGAAGTGGTTGCAAATTGCTTAACTGAATTACAATCATATTTCAACATAGATAATTGGACATTTAATAAGCCGATAAACATTTCTGAAATAGAATTGATATTAGCAAATGTGGAAGGTGTTATGAGTGTACCATCGGTTAGAGTTTATAATTTATGTGGTGGTGATGGTAATTACTCACCAAATAAATATAACATAGATGAGGCTACTAAGGGTAAAATAGTTTATCCATCCTTAGACCCGTGTATATTTGAAGTTAAATATTTAAATAAAGACATAAAAGGTAGGGCATTATAATGATTAGATTTTTTACAGCATCGTTTGATGCAAGTGTATATCTTCAACAACCCGACCAAAATGCGGGCAGAGATGAAGTATTAGAAATTGGAAAACTATACTATGGTGATAGTAAAGAAGTTTGCCGAACCCTAATTAAATTTAACACAACTTCTATTTCCGCATCAATTGTAAATGGAGAGATAAGTGGAAGCTGGAAAGCTTATTTAAATTTTAAATCGGTAGAGGCTGAAGAGCTACCATTAGAATATACAATTTATGCTAATGCGGTTTCTCAAAGTTGGTCTATGGGAACGGGTACCAAATTTGATAATATAACATCCGATGGTGTAAGATATACAATTGGTACAACGGGTTCTGCTAACGCAGAGGGTGGTACTTGGTACACCGCATCTGAAGCATCTCAATCATTTAATTATGAAGAAGCAGATGTTAGAATGGATGTTACCGAAATAGTTAAATTATGGAATAGTGGTTCTTTACCAAATAATGGATTTATTATACATCATAGTTTACAAAACGAAGAAAACACATTGGATTATGGTGTTATTAAATTCTTTTCAAAAGAAACTAATACAATATATGAACCAAAATTAGAATTAGTTTGGAACGACCAAATAGTATCAACAGGTAGTTTATCTCCTGTAACAGGCTCTGCTTCGGATGATGATTATAAAGTTGTAATTACAAATTTAAAATCTAAATATCCAACTAATTCTATTGCTAAAGTAAGATTAAAAGGTAGAGATATTTATCCTTTAAAATCTTTTGGAACTACATTTGAATATGCACAAACTAAATATTTACCAACCGGTTCAACATACTATCAGTTAGAAGATTATAAAACGGGTGATATTATATTTCCATTTGGAGAATATACAAAGATTAGTTGTGATAATGAAAGTAATTATTTTAAAATGGATTTATCAACCTTACCAATGAGTAGAACTTATAAATTGAAAATTAAAATAGTTGAAGATGGAATATCTACTGTAATAGATGATAGATTTACATTTGAAATAGAATAATAATGAACGGATTAACGCCATTAGAAACAATAGCACAAAAGCTAGAAGAAAAAAGAAAATCTGAATTAGAAACCATATTAAAGGTATCTGGTTCTGCTGCTATTGCCAGAAATGAATATGGTATAACTGTTGTTGATGAAAATAATGTAGCATCATCGTTAGCATTTAAAACATTGGTAAAGCCAAAGTACGATGAGGTTGAAGTTAAAAAAGCTATTAACGTTGAAGTTAAAGAACTTAGACCAGATATTCCAAAACCAAATTTAGATTTAGTACCTAAACCATTATACGATGATGAGGTTAATACTAATGCGGATTTGAGAAAAGAAAATGAAGATTTAACTAAGAAAGTTGAAGATTTAACACAAAAAGTAGCAGATTTAGAAGTTAATCTAAAAAGCGAAATAGATAATAGATTAACAATAGAACAAACAAATGATGCGTTGGTTAATCAATTGAATACATTAACACAAACGATTGATGATTTCACAATACAAATTCAAACATCATTACAAAAATCAGTAGAAGAGGGTATTCTTAGAGCATCACTTCAATCACAAAATACGGGATTCAAAGCTCAGATTCAGGCATTGATTAAACAAATCGATTCATTGAATTCAATTATAGAAGGTTTACAATCTCAATTAGGTGCAGTTCAAAATCAACAAGCGATTGTACAAGGTACACAAGCTCAAGCACAAGCCGCAGGAGCGGATGTTGTTAACGAAGTTGCTATTGTTAAATTAGAACCCGAAGAAGATACCAATCAACCAAAGATATGGGCTAGATTTAAATCAGGTGGTGGCTCACAATGGAAGAACGGAAAATCGTTAAGTATAACTAATAACGATAAAAAAGAAATAACAGTTAAATTAACAAAAACCAATCCATCGGGTGGTAGAGATTTTTATTCAATACCATCAACATCATTTACTATGGCTCCTGGTGAAAACAAATCAATTGATTTTAATTTAACTGAAAACACTGTTGGTGATTTGGATGCTAGAAAGAAAGGTGGTTGGTTTGGTGGTCACACAGGTTCCAAAGATTATAAGGGTGGTTCACTTAAAGTAACAATCACACGTGCAGATGGAACATCGAAAGACAAAACATATGATGCTGGATTTGGAAAATACCATCCCAATTCATACTAATAAATAAATTATGAGTATTACAAAATATACAAATTTCGATTCAATTGACATAAATAAGTCCAATCAAGGTGAATTTTTGATGAAGGATGATAGATTTATTGTTACAAAAAACGAAGTAGAAGATACCGATTTTGGAGATTGTAAATACGATGTGATGGAAGTATCTGTTTACGATATCAATAACAATTTATTACCACACAAAACAGGAAATAATGTTGCTTACATTAAAACAGGCGATATTAAAAACTATCTATATAACCTTACTAACAAAGGTGGTCAAAAAGAATTAGCAATTGATATTGAAAAATTATTAAACGATTTAGGATTTACAAATGGTATTCTTAAAGTTATAATAAACTTT